AACAAACACTAACATTGAGTTCAATACAGGCACTTGTGGCAATGTGCAATTAGAGGTAGGCTCTACAGCTACTAGCTTTGATTACAGACCTATTGGAACTGAATTGGCTTTGTGTCAGAGGTATTACTATTTACACGCAAGCGGTAACGGAGTTCCAGTAGGACTGGCTTCTCAATATGGTGCTAGTTCAATGTATGGAACTTTACAATTTCCAGTAACGATGCGAATTGCACCAACTATATCTTCAACATCAGGAACGGATATTTATATATTTTATCGGGCTGGTGCGGCTGATAACTTTAATAGTTTAAGTTTGCAAAGTTCTAGCACAACAGGATACGCATTTTTAAACAATTCTCAAATAAGTGGAACATCAGGACAAGCTGGATGGGTAGAGGGTGCTAACGCTAGTGCTTTTGTTGCTTTTGGTGCGGAGCTATAAATGTATAAACTAACTAAAAATCTTCAAGGTCAAGTCAATGGTGTTGAAACACAACAAGGTAACTTAACTTTAGGCATACCATTTGTTGAAGGTAACACCGACTACGCAAACTTCAAGAAAGAAGTCTTAGCTGGTGCAGAACTGCAAGATGCCGAGGGTGTTGTGATGATGGATTCTGTGGCGTATGTAAGGACATTGCCATGACAGAAGCTGATTTAAAACTCCTAAGCCACGAAGAAGTCTGTAAAGTTCGATACGAACAGATTAACGCTAGACTAAAGAGACTAGAACAGATTCTCCTCGGCACTGCTGGATTCATTATTATAACCTTGTTAACATTAGTGTTAAAATGAGAGAAATCTCAGTTGGTAAGAATCTTACCGCTAATACCTTAACAACGCTGTACACTGTACCACGCCAACATACTGCTAGGTTTTATAACTTATATGCACATAATGCAGGTGGCAGTACAAAACACTTTAGTGCTTGGTGGTATGACAAGAGTGAAAACACAGAGATTATTATTTTATTAGAATACAATTTAAGTTCTAAAACTTACTTACACCTAGATGGTCCTTCTTATGTTTTTTTAGAAGAAGGCGATGAAATTAGAGTTAGGTCTGAAACAGGTTCTACTGTGAGCATTATCATTACATTAGAGCAAGAATATAAGTCAACCAATCAACACGGATAATTATTATGCCACTCGCTAAAGGTAAGTCACAGAAGACAATCAGTAAGAACATTTCCAAATTGGTTAAAGAAGGTCGTCCTCAGAAACAAGCTGTAGCAATTTCATTATCAGTAGCTAAAGTAGCTAAACCCAAAAAGAAAGGTAAGTAATATGCCAATGGTCAAAGACAAGAAGTTCCCTTACACCGCTAAAGGTAAGAAGGAAGCTAAGAAGTATGCTAAGAAGACTGGTGCTAAAATAGTGGCTAAACCAATGAAGAAGATGGGAGCTATGCGTGGCTACTAAGCCGGGTCTCTATGCCAATATCGCAGCTAAGCGTCGTCGTATCAAGGCTGGCTCAGGCGAGAAGATGCGTAAGGTTGGCTCTAAAGGTGCGCCATCGGCTAAAGACTTTAAAGACGCTGCTAAAACAGCTAAAAAGAAGAAATAATGCCTAAGAAGGAATATCAGAATCCAGAAGGCGGTTTAAATGCCAAAGGAAGGGCTTATTTCAAGCGAACTGAAGGCGCTAACCTAAAACCTCCAGTTTCTGCTAAAGCGGCTCAAAAGTCCCCTAAAGCAGCTAAAAGGCGTAAGTCTTTTTGTGCAAGGATGGGCGGTGTTAAAGGTCCAATGAAGGATGAAAAAGGTAGACCAACAAGAAAAGCATTAGCACTCAAGAAATGGGATTGTTAAAGAATGGCAACTACAACATACTTACAAGCAGTTAATAGCGTACTTCGTCGCCTACGGGAGAATGAAGTATCGACTGTTAATGAGACAGCTTATAGCAAGATGATTGGCGAATTAGTCAATGATGCTAAATCGTCTGTCGAAGCTGCTTATGGCTGGAATGCTCTTTCTGAGACCCTAACAGCTACTACAACAACAGATATATTTAGTTATGTGCTAACAGGCTCTGGTGTGCGGTTTAAGGTATTGAATGTTATCAACGATACTTCTAATACTTTCTTACGATTAGCACCAATCTCGTACATGACACAGCAGTTTCTGCCTACGAATCCGCAGAAAGGCAGTCCACAGTATTATAACTTTAATGGACAGGATGCTAATGGCGATACTTTAGTAGACTTGTTTCCAATTCCAGATACTGCATATACGATTCGATTTAATGTCATATTGCCGCAGCCAGCAATGACTTCTGATAATACAATTATCAAAGTTCCTGCCGATGTGGTAATCCTAAATGCCTATGCTAGAGCAGTTGTTGAGCGTGGAGAAGATGGCGGATTGCAATCTTCAGAAGCCTATGCTTTAGCTCGTAACTTAATGGCTGATTATATTGCCCTTGAGTCTAATCGTTATGTTGAAGATACTAACTGGGTTCCAAGTTGAGCAAACAGATTGTTACATCGTCTATATCCGCACCGGGCTTTGCAGGACTAAATCTACAGGATGCGCCTACCTCACTAGAGGCTGGATTTGCTTTAACTGCAACAAACTGTATTATTGATAAGTCTGGTCGTATTGGAGCTAGAAAAGGTTGGACACCTTATTTACCAACCAATGCTGATTTAGGCACTGCAACAGTTAAAACTATTGCACAGTTATTGTCGCCAACTGCGAACAATAATCAATTATTTGCTGCAGGTAACAATAAGTTATTTCTGTCTACTGGTACAGCATTAGCTCAAAAGTTAGTTAGAAACAGCACAGATACTGCTAATGTCACACACACTATTAGCAACAGTAATTGGCAAGTCGCATCAATTCCAAATGTTACTAATTCTAGAGCAAGAGCAGTTATGGTACAAGCAGACCATAAACCGCTGTACTTTAGTTATTCAAGTGTTACCAGTGCATACATTTTCCAGACACTGTCGGATGTTGCCACGCTGCCTAACACACCAGTAGCACATACTACAAGTACTTTTACACCAAACTGTGCATTATCCGCTTATGGTCGAGTTTGGGTTGCAGACATTGTTAACGATAGACAAACAGTCTATTTTAGTGATTTATTAGACCCACTAAACTTCCTTACAGGAACAGCAGGGTCGTTGAACATTTCTGAAGTTATCGGTGACGGTGACTTCATTGTTGCACTAGCAGCACACAATGGCTTTTTAATTATCTTCTGTCAAAATAAGATAGTAGTCTTTGCCAATGCTCAAGACCCTTCGGTGTTAAGTTTATCAGACACCATTAATGGTATTGGCTGCGTAGCACGAGATTCGGTACAAGCCACAGGCACTGATATTGTCTTTTTATCTGCCACTGGTGTGCGTAGTTTATCAAGAACAATTCAAGAAAAATCCATGCCAATGCGGGATATTTCTAAGAATGTCAGAGATGAATTATTAGTTTCATTAGCAGGAACATCGGATTTAACAACCATTAAATCAGGATATTCTAGCACTGAGGCTATCTATGTCTTATCATTCTCAGAAGATGATATTGCTTATTGTTTTGATATGAGAGGAACACTCCCAGATGGTTCTGCTAGAACAACAACTTGGAATACTATCACACCTACAGCATTCTGCACAACTGTTAACAGAGAATTTCTTATCGGGAAAGCGGGATATGTTGGGTTATACAACGGATATAATGATAATGGCAGTTCTTACCGCATGGTTTATTATTCCAGTTATTTTGACTTCCAGCAACCCACCACATCAAAAATACTAAAGAAAGTAGAAATGCTTGTCTTGGGCGCACAGAATCAAGATATTACACTGAAGTGGGATTTTGATTTTAAACGAGCATATCAATCTTCAACCATTACAGTTGACCCAACAAGCATTGCAGAATATGGTATCGGGCAGTATAATATTGATAAGTATTCTGGAAGTATTATTATATTTAATTTAAACTTAAATGCTGGTGGCACAGGTAAAGTTTTACAACTTGGCTTTGAAACCGATATTGATGATAACGCAGTGTCTATTCAAAAGATAGATGTATTTGTTAAAGGCGGAAAAACACTATGAGTAACTATACAAAAGCAACAGACTTTGCAGCTAAAGATGCGATGTCGTCTGGCAACCCAGCAAAGATTGTTCGTGGAACAGAGATTAACACAGAGTTTGCTGCGATTCAAACTGCAGTCAATAGCAAAGCTGATTTAGCTGGTCCAACCTTTACTGGTACCCTTACTGCTGTTACCTTAGCCGTTACAGGTAACGAAACAGTTGCTGGCACTTTAACTGTAACTGGTGCGTTAGAAGCTGCGTCAGTCGATGGCGGGACATTCTAATCATGGCAGAGATTATCGACAAACAGATGTCTGCTACGGAGATTATTCGTAAAGACCTAGAGCGTGGTGGTTTAAGCAAACAAGAAGACAAGTTCTTCAAGAGTTTAGCTATTATGATTCAACAGAATAAAGCTGTTGTTGTTAGACACAATAACACTGTGTTTATCGGTATTCGTAAAGAACCGGGTGTATTAGAAGTGCATATGTATACAGTAGACACTCCTAATATGCTTCTTGGTGCAATGAAGGTTGGAATTGATGCAGTCAAGAAAGCTGGTATAAAGAAGTTAGTATCTGAAACTGATAACTATAAACTAATAACAATGATGCAAAAGATGAACTTACCTGTAGAAGTAAAGAAGAAGGGTAAGTCATTTGCATGGTCACTGGAGATTAAATAATGGGTGGCGGAGGCGGATTTGTATCAGCGATAACAGACCCAATTTCTGATGTACTAGGTACTTCGGGCGGTGGTGGCGGTCTTTTAGGTGCTGTAGAAGATGTTGGTGGGTTCATTGGTGATGCTGGTAAAGTTATTGATGACGCAGTTATACAACCAATTGTAGATGACCCAGTTAACACTGCAATTAAACTTGGTGCTTACTATGTTGGTGGTCCTTTAGGAAGTGCCGTAGCAAGTGCTGGTATTTCAGCCGCACAAGGCAATGACATTGAAGACATCGCTAGAAATGCTGCTGTTTCGTATGTTGCAGGTCAAGTCGGTGGCGAAGTAGGTGGTGTTGGTGCAGGTGAAACAGGTTCACAGTTAGCTGGTAACTTAGCACAAGGCGGAACCTCTGGTGCAACAAGTGCGTTGTTATCCGGAAGAGACCCAGTAACAGGATTATTGTCTGGTGCCACAAATGCAGCTATTGGTCAAGGCGTAAATTACGGAGTTGATGCAGGAGCAAACTTATTTAAAGGAAGTACAGGTATGGACGGACTATTTAATACGACTGGTGAAGACTTTAACATGGGCGGCATATTTAGCGGCACAGGTGAAGACTTTAACATGGGTGGTAATCCTAACATTATCCCCGGTGAACTAGGGGACATCTTTCAAGACGCTCAAGGTAACATT